TTTTGTAACTTAGCAAGATCCTTATCACGACTAGACAATTGTCCTTTTAAATCTGTTTCTGACTGTTGTAATGTAGCAATCTGAGTGTTAAGTGACTGTACAGTTTGGCCATGTGCTGCCATCACCGCATCCATTTGCTCATCAGACAGTCCTAATTTTTTTAGCTCTTCTCTTTTCATATTGTTCATCCTTTCGAGATTTTACGGTGCAACGACACCGGTTGGATTTGGTAGTTTAACGACGTTCCGGTCGATTTTTTGACAAAATAAAAAGCCTAGCAAGCTAGACTTTAAAATACCTAAATCCTCAAGTTCCCATGCTTCTTCTAGTTCATCATCATCCATAGAGAGCGCTCCTTTTCCATTGATTGAACGTTTGGTAATCCTCAACTAAACCTTTACCAGTATTGGGATCTCTCTGCCACCTCTTCTTAGATTTCCACCCATCTATGACAGGAACACGAGTGCAACGACAATTCGGATGATCCGGACAACTGGGAATGTATCCAAGCTTCTCCTTCAACTCTTTTGAAGTCTTCCCATCAAATCTACCACATCGATCACAGGTATGAGCTTCAAGAGTAGCAAGCCATTCCCACTCCTCCACACCTGTTTCCGCCATTGCTTTATCATTGGCCACTTCAGCTAAGTGTGCCGATTCAGTTTGGACTAGAGTTGTCATTCTATTACTTAACACAGAATCGATTCCAAACATCATTTCTTTGACCGTACGATCCACACCCCATCCATGCAGTATGGATAGTGACATCGTTTTTGCCAATCGATCTGGAATGGTTTTAAGATGGTTTTTCCAAATTCTTCCAGAAAAGTTATTGCCTTTCCAAGGTTTAGATATGGCCACTTGCAGTGCATGGCTACTGTACCGACTAAAGTCCAAAGAAAAAGCACCCTGATCCGTCAGTTCATAGATCTGACGGAGGTAACTCTCATTAAGCGATTCTTTTAGATGTGATTGCAGCACTGTTTCTTGATTGTTTGCCATCTCGGCAAGTTCAAAGTAAAGCTGTCGTTGAAGCTGATCCAAACGACTGACTCTTGATTTGAAATACTCACGATTTAACTCTTGCTCGTAACCGCCCGATATTGCTTTTTGCCGAAATTGTTCCAATGTCACTGACCAGGTCTTTTGTTCTTTCTTGGATAAAATCTGTTGTGCTTCTTTTGATGAAATTTGATCGTTATCCGCATATCGGTCGATCCAGCCTTTTATTTCTTTGTACATTGACTTTGATAAACGCCTATATTCTTTTTGCATCTGTCGAATATACTCTTGGTCCCTTCGATCACGATCAATCGAAATCTGTAGGTAACGTTTTTGCCAATATCTCATTCAGATCAGTCCTCGTCTTGAATCGCATCGAAAGTATAATTATCTGCTATTGATTTAAAAGCAGCTTCTTTTGCAATTAACGCTTTTTCCTCTTGATAAAGATTACGCATTTTAGTAACCATCATTTTTTGATCTCGCATTTCTCGTTTTTGCAGATAATAGAAATTTACAGCAGCTTGAATAATCCACAGAAAGATTAAAACCATAAATTTGCTATTCATCGTTTTGCTCCTTTCTGTAATCATCCTCACTTCGAAACGTTTCCTCTAGGTCAGATTTAAGGTTGGCAACTTCTGTCTCCCAATTATCAACAATCGGATTGGCCTTGGCTAAATTCTCTTTGCTGGTCACAGGAGCGAGTTTACTAACAATGTCCGCTTGCTCAAGGTCATTGTTGATAGCGGATCGAGTCCAAGTCTGTTTAATAGTAACGTTTGAATCTTTACCAGAATACTCTAGGATGAAACGGACCAATTCAGCGAATCCTAACCGGAATTCCGTTTCTAGCATCGACGCTTTAAGTTCTAGTAATGAGTACATATATTTTAAAGCAGCGCCACTGTTGTTCTGGCCGATATTTTTCTGAGGATCCACACCTTGACCGTGGACAAATATACTATCTCGCGTCATTTCCAAAATCTTTGATCGTGCTTCAATTGGAATATCAATAGCGAGTGTATCAACTCCTCCTTTAGCCCCTTGTCCATCATCTTCAACCTTAACCATTTTATAATTTTTTAAATCACTCAGGAATTCCTTTTTATCTTCCCCGCCGTAATTGGTCAACACATAAATGATTTCTTGAATATCATCAACATCATTAACAAATCCAGAAAAGACTTTGTCGTAAACATCAATAAGGGCTTTATACATCTCCAGATCTGGTTGTTGTAAAGGATTATTTCTCAAAGGAATGAATGGTAACCTTGACCATCCATGTTTATAGGTGTTTGTTGCGCCAGCTGGTTGATTCGTTGCAACATCTATGAGATTAAAGACCTCATATTCCTCTAGATTATCGAGTGTCTTGCCTTTTTTCCGAGAATAAGCACTGCACTCTTCGTTATTCCAATACTCATAAACTAGTAAAACATCTCCCGAATCATCATAATCCTCATATACTCTCAAAATTCCTTCTAATTGATTAGCTAATCGCTTGGAGTAAATCGGTATGATTTGCTTCGAATCAATGACCGCATATCGAAAGAAATTCTGATGTTCTTCATCTCTCCACACATGTAACCACGCAATACCTGCGTTACTAGCATTGATGCATAGGTCCTTTGCCACTTTAGGATATACATCACCTAAGAGTTTTACAATCTCTTGATTCAATGTCTTATCATCAACGTCAAACAAAGGCGGCACCGTCATAGCGTATGCTGCCTTTTGGTTGACTAGCAACTGATGGAAGGAATGACTAATACGATTATCTGCGTTCCTCAGAGGATTGTCAGGATCCTTATCTTTAATTCTTTCAGCTAAAGGATTTCGCCTACGTAAGATGTCGTTTTTATTTTCATAATAGAGTTCTGATTTTCTAATTTTTTGTACTCTGCTAGGAAAACCTTTCAGATTCTCGCTTATGATTTTTTTGACTGTTTCAATATCCAAATCGCAACACCTCCTATTTCATAATTTTTATTTTGGCTGGTTTCTTCATCTCTTCTTCTCTAGAGTAGCGAACAGCATCAATCGAGTGGTTATTTTTATCTGGATAAGACCCCTTAAGATTTCCGTTAGAATCTCGTTCCAGTTCATAAGTTGAAAATTCTCGCTTAGTATTTGGACAACGATACGGATCGATAATAATTTCTTCCAGATCTTGCAGCCATTTGATTCCGTGTTCGATAGAACCAGGTCCTTTTTTGGCTCCTTTTATCTTCAATCCTAGATCTTTGAATTCATTATTTGTTCTAGGTTCAGCACTATCTGCTATAACAATTTCATTATCAGGATTTAGTTTTCTAATTGCTGAAACTGCCTTAAGATTAGACAACCCCACTTTATGAACCTCTCCGAATATATAAAGCTTACGCCGCGTCTTGTCGAAATGATTTTTCGTGTAGTGCATCGGATCCCCAGCGTAACCGTGGTCGATACCGTGCGCTACTTTATCAAAGCTTGCAATTTCTTCATCAGTGATTTTACGGACAGTGACATTCTTAAATACTTCTGCACCTGTACCAGTCACCTCACCTAAATACTCATGCTTGTATTTGTCCTCATTCGTCTTCTTAAGGTGTTCTGCCTCTTGGATGAATAATTCTCCTAACCATTCTTTTGGAACAGTCCTGTAATCGCTGTGATGGACAAAAACCTCATCACGAACTTGTTGCTGTTGAATTTCTAGGTTTGTCCAGTTAGTGTTACTTTCCGGCGGATTGAACGAATAGAAGATGGTGATGCCTGCACCACCGCGACCCAAGGATTGGTTGATCGTTCTAATTTCAGCCATCGAATTAAATTCATCGACTTCCTCATACCATATGAATTTTGCATAACCCCTACGGAATTTTGATGCCTTTACCTTTTTAGGCTTTTCTGCACCTTTGAATATAATCCGTTGCCCTGTCTTAATTTTAGTTATTCGTAATGGCTTTACTGATGCATGATATTCGTCAGTTAAGCCAAGGATGTCAATTGCCCAGAGCATTTGTTCATAAACTGACTCTCGAAGTGTTTCAGCTACTTTCCTTAAAACTACAGCATTTGCATTTGTATCCTTTTCAATGCCGAGAATAATTTCAACTGAAATAGCGGATGATTTTGTAGATCCACGACCACCTTTCAACCAATAGGAAGAATGCACTCCGTCTTTTACTGCTTTGTGAAATGAATAAAATGAAGGAGCTAGAACATCAGTGAGTTTTACATTTTTTTGCGTTACAACTTTAGCCATCCCAATCACCCAATATCGTCGATGATGTTGATAACAGTTCCGCCATCATTCTCATCGCCATCCTTATTAATCAAAGCTCTAGTTGTTTGAGCTTTCGTGTGATCGATTTGTAC